GAAACCGGAGTTGACTTTAACTCCTTTGCCGTAGTGTTCCCGAACAGGCTGAAGAATCTGCTCACATAGTTTTTTAAGGTTTTCAATCTCACTCTCCCCCGGCGTATTGTCCATGTCGTGACGCAACGCTGTTTCAGATTTAACCATCTCGGTTAAAGAAAAATTATTTGTCAGTTGCATTTTTCTTTTCCTTAGCTTTCATGTCCATAATCTTCTCTAGCGTACGACCGCCAAAATAGAAAGACATGATAAGCATACCCCATTGTCCAAGCAACTCCACATAATTATTGTTTACCTCAATGTCCCAAGCGGACATCATCGCAAAGGTGGAATACACAATCAGGATAAACACCAATGTGCCGGGGCGGATGTTCTTAGACAGCCAGCTATCACTAGCCATGTCAGCTTCGTGCCGCTTGGTAAGTTCTTGCTGCTCCGCAGTATCTGCTGCAATCTTAGCCAACTCCCCGTTCTGCTGCATCTCTAACAGTTTGAGCTTTGCTTGTTCTGCCTGAGCGGGGTCAGGGAAGACCTTATCAAGAATCTTCCCGCCGATATTAAGTAGTGCGTCTAATGGAAACATATTAAAATGCCTTTAAAATAAATTTTAACCACAAGGTTACAATCAGCGCAGCAACAAAACAATAAAATTGCACACGCCTTACTGCCTTTAAATCGTGCTGGTATTCTTCGTTGTTTTTGCGTTCCATGTTCTCAATGTCCAGCTTGATTTTAAGTAGAGCATCCCATTCTTTTGCACCGTACTGCTTCACAAATTTAATCTTTAAATCTGCTTCTTCATCGGATATTTGTTTCTTGTGTTTCCACTGTTCTAACGCTCTAATTAACGCCCGTTCTTTCTTAAACTCTGCTTCTCGCTTTGCCCTCATGCGCTCTTGCGCTTGTTGCTGGGCTACATCTACTGCATCTTTCTGTATGTTCTCAATCTGCTTAGAAACGGATTTACCCGCCTCACGAGCAGAATCTAAGCCGCTACTTAACCCTTTGATACCCGCCGATAGTCCTAGTTCGTCTGCCATAGCTTGATTTAAAATCCATTAGATATAAACTCCTGCAATGACATTTTCCTAACTAGGAACTACCGACTTCGTGGCGCGTCTTTACAGCGTTTACTTTGCTTTTTTCATGCACTTGCCCATTGCCTTACACTTTGCAGTGTTGGGGCAACCAGCACAGGGTTTGAAAGTCATACCACCTTTAGCGTAGCCCATAGGCTTTTTGACCATACCACCGTCTTTGTAGCCCATAGGCTTTGCGGCGGCTTTCTTTACAGCAGGTTTTTTGTTCATCATGATTAAAGTCCTTTAAAAAGAATAGCCACAAGAAGACCCGCCATGCCGACTATCAGAGCACCTGCGGTTTTAATGATTAGGGATTCCAAGCGGTCTACCCGTTGGATAAAAGTCTGATAACGCTCAGCACAAACTGCTTCGTGCGTTGTTATCTGTACTTCAAGTTCATGCGTTGTTGCCACTGTCGGCCTCCTGTACTGCTTGGGTTTGGTCAATTACCGCAGGGAAATCACTTTCTTGCTGCTCCTCGGGTTCAATTACAATAACGCAGCCCTCAGGTACAGCTTCACAGCGCATCAATGAGCCGTTCGGAAACATAACAAGGGGGAGTCTGCGTCCATCTATCATGCTGTGAATGTTCCAGATGATGTGAATGTATGGTAGGTATATCCGCCTGCGCTAGTTACTGTTCCGCCAGTAGCACGTTGAGAACCAAGGTAGCGAACAATTACGATACCTGAGCCACCATTTTTTCCTTTTTGCCCGGGTGCAGAACCGCTACGAGAACCGCCACCGCCGCCACCTGTGTTTGCACCTCCAGCAGTAGCGTTTGGGTCTTGTCCACCAGTACCACCGCCGCCATTTCCACCAGCTACAGTTGAGCCTGTAGTACCTGAACCGCCGCCAGCGTAGTACGACCCGTTGCTCCACAACAAGCCAATGCCGCCTTGAACCCCAGAACCAGCAGCACCAGCACCACCACCACCAGCGGAGTCACCTTGTGAGCCTGAGCTATTACCTCCAGCAAAACCTTGCCCAGCAGTTCCAGTTCCACCAGTGGTATCACCACCAGTACCAGCACCGTCACCACCGCCGCCGCCTGAGCCACCATTTTTGCCTGCTGCTCCAGCGGGACTACCAACACCGCCACCAACCGCAGTTTGACTAAATCCTGTTGAGTTAACACCTAAAGCTGGAGTTGTACCACCAGCACCAACAACAAGAGAATAAGCTGTTCCGATTGCTGCCGTTAATGAGCCACTTATTGCACCACCAGCACCTCCACCACCGGAAGCATAAGTTGATGACCCTAGCTGATTACCACCTGAACCACCGCCAGCAACAACAAGATACTCAATAGTGTATGGACGTAAATATGACGCATCACTTTTACCTTGTTGCGTATCGTTAAGTTTCCATATAGTAGAGAGTCCCATTACGAAATCTCCTCGTATGAGCAGACGGCTGTAAGGTCACCAGCAGCACTAGCTGTGCAACGAAGTGTGTCACCTTCTTCGAGATAGATAGCTTTCGACAAAATATCCATTGAAGCGTCGGCAGGAACTAAAACGGTTGAAGCAATTGGGTAAGCCGTAGATGAGCGGAACAAGTCCACTGTGATGTCTGCCGAAGCAGTACCGTCAATGTTTGCAACGTACAAAGCGTTAACTTTGAACACCTTACCGCTTGCGGCAGAGTTGGTGACGATTGCTGTTGCAGATGTACCGACAGCTTGCACCGCCGTTTTACCTGTGATAGTTGCTACGTTTACGATGTTTGGGGCTGCCATGATTTATCCTCCGAATACGATTGCCATTGCGATGGCTTTACCAGTCGTCGCACGGTCTATGAACTCATTAAAAAGAGCCGCTGTTGGGCGTAGCTCAAACCTGTCGTTCGTGCTGTAAGCACGAGCCGTAGTGCCATCTTGACCACGTACGATTGTCATTGTGTCTGTGCTACGTGCTGTGACTTTTACAATCTCAAGATTGTTGGATGTATCAATCATGGTTGCATAAAAATAGTCGCTCGCAGTTAGCGTAGGAAAACGAGCACCCTCGCCTGCCGCCAGAACAACCGTAGTTACACTGCTATTGATACCAGCGTTCAATGTGCCGAAGGCGTTGTTGGCGACTTTAATTCCCATGATTACATTCCTTCAGCTTCAGGAACTTCGACCCAGTTACCAGCAGCGTCATCCCAACGATACATCTTGCCATCGTTAGGCATCTGTGTAGGTGCATCCCACAAGCAGGTAGTCTCGTTTAAGACCCACTTGCTGTATGGCTTCGGTGGGATAAACGCATCACGACCAGCGTCGTAGGTAAACCCGATACCTGCATAGTTCTTACGCAGCGGACGCCCTTCAGGGTGAACACCACCGTAGGTGTTGTAGCTTGTCTGAATCCATTGTCCGGGACTAGAGTCCACGAACGTATCAAAAAACTCTGGTTCAGCAACGATAACTTGCGTTACTAGACCATCAACAACTTTTGCAAAATGTGCCATTCAATTTCTCCTTATGCCGTGTATGTGCCAGACGATGTAAATGTGTGGATGGTGTATCCGCCAGATGAGGTGACTGTTCCGCCTGTGCCTTTTTGAGCGCCATAATATCGAAGGATAACAATACCCGAACCACCAGCCCCGCCGTATCCAGAACTTGCACCAGCGCCACCAACAGTTATTACGTTTGCTGCCCCCGGAAACACCAATAATTTTGCTTCAGCGCCTGCGCCACCACCAGAAGATTGACCGGGAACAGATGAGCGATAACCACCAGCACCGCCACCGCCATGACCTGCGCCTGAGCCTGTATCGCCACCGCCGCCACCGCTACCAGTATTAGTAGAGCCATTTGCACCAACAGCATTGATTGCTCCGTTACCGCCACCGCCAGAGCCGCCTGTACCAGCAGAGCCGGATTGCGCCCAGCCACCGCCACCGCCACCGCCTGCACGAGTTACAGATGTACCTGTAATGTTTGAAGAAACACCAGTGCCCCCATTACCATTTTGACCGCTTGTTCCAGCAGCACCAACAGCCCCTGCGCCACCACCGCCACCGCCTTGATATGCTGAGCCGCCAAAATAATTACCATTGCCGCCAGCAAATCCTTGCCCTGCTGTTCCAGCGGCACCAGCAGTACCGTCACCACCACCACCACCGCCTGAACCACCACCACCAGTAGCGCCTTGACTATAAGCTCTACCGCCGCTGCCGCCAACACTTGATATTGAGCCGAGGGAAGATGTCCCGCCGTTTCCACCATTTTGATAGGCAGAACCGTTGTATGAAGCACCGCCACCACCACCCGCAATTACAAGGTATTCAACTTCATATGGCCCTGAAATTGTTTGCCATTGAGTGCCATCGTAATACTCCATGTAGCTGGTGCTGGTATTCATACGCTGCATACCAGCAACAGGACTAGCGGGTCTTTGTGCAGTAGTACCTGTTGGTAAGTCAAAATACCCGGTAGATGAATTTAATTTATCGCTAACACCTAGGGGGGCATCACTACCTAATTTAATAGCAGTTACTTCTCCGTCTGCAATTGCAGAGGCTTCCTCAAACGTCGCTGCTGTAATGCGAATCTCAATACGGTCACCAGTGCTATAGGAACGTGCAGTCGTTGATTCTTGCGCACGTACGACAGTCAACACATCGGTTGAACGAGCCGTACACTTAACAATCTCAAGGTTGTTCGATGTGTCTATCAGTGTGGCGTAGAAATAATCGCTCGCCGTTAAAGTTGGAAAGCGAGCACCCTGCCCCGATGTCAATGTGATGCTAGTTGCAGACGAGTTGATACCCGCCGCAAGCGTAGCATTAGCATTGTTTGTGAGTTTGATACCCATTCCCGGACTCCTTAGTTAACAGTCACAGTCCAAGTAATGCCGAGTGTGTCTGCTGCACCTTTGTTGATAACTGAGAACACTGTACGGCACAACATAGTGCCAGAAGACGAAGCGTTAAAAATACCTGCTTCTGTCAATGCACCAGTGCCTGTACCTGCTGGGAATGTAGCAACATACGCCACATTGTTTGTAGTCACAGTTGCCGAAGTTAACGTCACACGCGAACTTGCAACAGCAGTCTGTAGGGTTGTATCGCCTACCGCAGCAGCGGTTGTACCAGTACCAACTTCCATATGCGTCATCGCTGCTGGACTGTTGGTTGTAGTCTTTGTCATGCTAGAAGCAATAAAGTTTTTACCTACTGTTACCACTAGGTTTTTTACTTCTTCTTCTTGCTTGACATTGCCGTGCTCGTCAGTGAGAACGAGCTTCAGGTTACCCGTCATTTTGATTGCGTCATTAAACATGCTTTACTCCTTAATTGAGTTGGTTTTCGTTTAGGCCGTATCCAGCAAACATGTAACTGTACGACTCCGTGCGTATTGTATAAACAATACCAGCATTGGGGTCAGTTGTCAGCACAAATTCACCGTTTATAAGCGGTTGATGGATTAAGTGACTGTTGATAGTTCCCGGTACTTGGAAGTACGTAAACTTGTCATCTGATATAAAAGCCCAGTCGTAGAGCGGTGTAGACTGCCCAAGGGTCAGTACTAAGTTAATGGCATCAGCCATTGTTATGGAATCAGTTAGGACTTTATCAACCGCAAACAAATTTAGAACATCTGTTGCAGAGACGGTGTCTGTGATGTCGGGGCGAGTAAACTCTTTTACCATGACATCAGCCATAGCTACTGGGTCAGCATCAGCATCAGCATCTACTACGTCAAAGTCAAACTCATAGCCCGGTGTCTTAGCAATAAAGTCCGTTATCTCAACGGAATCAGTCAAGACTTTATCGACTGCAAAGGTGTTGACCACATCGGTAACAGTAGCCGCATCACTAGGGTTTACCCCTATATCAAACGGGCCAAACGCATCAGAGGCTGTAACTGTTTCAGTCTTACCTAACTCAGGCTGTCGTGAAGAATCATCAGCCGTGGTCACTGAATCAGTAACATCAGGACGGGTGAAGTCTTTAGCCGCTGCGTCTGTAGCCGTCGCACTATCAACAACAACATTACCTGTGCTAAATTCTGTTACTACATCGACCGCAGCAGCAGAATCCGTCAGTGCCTTACCAACATCTTTGGTGTTGATTACATCATCCACACTAGATGTGGAGTCCGACAACACTTTATCAGTAGTTTTAGCGTCAGCATCAGTAGCTTCAGCAGTATCAGCTAGGGTTTTCCCTACATCTTTTGCATCTGCATCCGCCATAACGATAGGGTCAGGGTCGGCGTCAGGGTCAACTAGGTCAAAGTCAATGTTCCCATAGAACATTTTGTTAATGACGTCTGTTGCCGTAACTGAGTCTGTAAATGCAGCATCAAATGAAATAGCCACATCATCCGTAGCTGTAGCTACGTCAATGCTAATCCGGTCAATAAAGAACGCACGGAAGTCAGACATCTGAACAGTCTGATTCTCCAACGTGGTAGTAGGTACAACAAACGCAGATGCCCGAATAACCGTGTTTGGCTGGGCTGTAGCCGTAACTCCACCCGCAGCAGCAATACCAATAGAGACTGCCGAAACGGCAGCTACCAGTAAAGTTGTCGCAGCAGCAGAGGCACGGATATTAGCCATTAGAAGCTCTCTCTAACCGTAAAGCGTAGGGTGTCATACACAGTCTGTACTTCACCGTTAAAGTTAATCACAATCTCGCCTTCGTACATGCCGGGGTCTACATTAAGCACACCACCAGCAAAATTAAATTGTATCTGCCCAGTCGTACCACCACTCAGCTTAGAGGTGCTAATAGTGGACAACAGTGTAGTTGTACCAGATTCTCTGAACTTAATTGTGACAACCGTGGTGGACAGAGATAAATCAATAGGCGAACCAGTTAAGTCGTCAGTCAACGTAACAACAATGACTGGCTTCTCATCACCTTCTACTAAACGAATGACATCAGCAGCCATATTGTCCTCACGCTAAAGGGCGCATCTGCACGCTCATCGAGGCACGGGCTGCACCTAGATTAGCTCTTGCTCTGCGCTCGGTTATTTTTGAAAGATATTGCTTGGCATGGTACGTAGCCAACTCGCGGTCACTCCAGTTTTTGTTGGGCATGACGAGAAGGTGCTGCAACGCACCGTGCATGATGACGTTCTCTAGGTCATCAAAGATTGTTTTATCCATGCCTGTAGACGTGCGCAAAGGCTTTAGAACCGCAATCATGTTGAGGTCATAGGCTACAGAGTCATCGGGTAGGGGGGCAAGAACAAAGCTATCAGGGTCTAACTGACAAATATATTGCGGGTTAGACCGCTGCGTTACATCTAAGTTAGGCCACTGGGGGTAGGTGTCATACAACTGCTCAAGCGTCAAAGGCGAGAGTGGTGCACCATTTACCGTGGCTGTAAGGAAGGCATGGACTTCAGTCTGAGTTGGGTTGTTGTACGGATACTCGTATACGCCCGGGGTCAGACGGGTTGAAGGTTGCTGATACCGCCATGCAAGCGTACGCTCGCACGTCTCAATTGCTGAATCACGAATATGTTGCTCTAAGATTGGCTGAGGACAGCCCGGTACACTTGCCGCAAGGCGTGTAGCCAACGAGAGAAATGTGCGAGTACTCATGAGGCGATTACCTGTTCTTTAGCTAGACCCGCTTCTTCCGTGTCAGTCAGTGACCTTGCCTGTGCGCTCACACCAAGGGCTTGGGTAAACGATTGCTGGAACAACTGCGCACGGTTAGAGTTTACATGCTCATTATCTACGGATTCGGCTAGGAACACAGTACCGTCAACTACAACAGGGAAGAAGGCATCGGGCAGCAAAGCCACAACGTCTGTACCAAGGTAGTTTGGGGGGGTCTGTGCATATTCCCCGATAAGAACTTGTCCTGCGGGGGCTTTGGGGTAGATGAAGAACTTGTTGGGGTTGCGCACATGGCGCATCCAGTTGACTGTTGGGCCAGCAGCATCATTCATCCAGCCGGGGTATGTCTGGTCAAGGGCAGTGCGGTCAACTTCCGTTACACCTGAGCCATCCTTGACTTGAAAAATTTCTACAATACGAACTGACTCAATTGGGGGAGACTGAATTACAGACCCTGCCGTAGTTGGAATCTCTCCGATGTAGGCAAAGAGGTCGGGGCGCAATACAGACATACGCTTAAGCGTTTGATTGGCAAAGCCCAGTAACACCGCATCGCTGTAGCGTTGAGGTGCACTGATGTCTTGTAAAAGGCGACGAGCCTCTGTGACTACATCATTGAGTATCATTCGGGTAATCCCTTAGAAGCATCAGCATTGAGTTCGTGGTTTTCAATACGAGGCTCAACTGGAATTTCTTCCACAGGGGTCTCTAGTTTCAAACCTGTTTTGCGACCAGCTTGTTTCTTTGGGATAAACTTCTCAGGAAAGGCTTCTTCCTCAGTTACTTCCTCAACCAGTGGGTTTTCAGCCAACAGTTCTGTGTAGTCGTAAATAAAACCATCGTTTTTGTTTCTTAGAAAACGTGCCATTTAAAAACTCCTATCGGTACTTGGATGTCTTACTCGCTATTTTAGCGGGTTGTTTTACAAACTGTTGGCCTTTTGCTTTACCATCGCGCTTTGCTTTGGTAGTCGCCGCATACTCTGCGGGGGTCAACGCTTTTATTGCAGCCTCGGGTAAATACCGTTCTCCGGTCTTACTCGAAGGTTTACCGCTCTTGGTGCGCCACTTCTGGTCACCCCAATCTTTGAGAGACTTCTGCGGGGCTTTCAATCTTTGTACCCTCCGCCAGCAGCCTTATATTTCTTAGCAACAAGTTGTGCTTTACGTGCCGACCACTGGCCTGCACCTGTGCCCTGCGTTGCCGCAGCTTTTACTTGCGACACAATACGTTTACGCAACTCGGGCTTAGTATAGTTGCCTGCTGCGTTTACTTTGGATTTTGTTTTTGTAGCCATTAGCATTTCCACCTTGC